GCAGTCATTTGCTGACCATACTGATTGTATGTCGGCTTGACTTCCTCTCGACCAAGTAGGGCAGTCTTTCCTGTTTCATATGCACCAGAAGCTACGTTCGCCATCTTCTCGGCTTGCTGGTAGGTATCCATAGCCTCCTGCATACCGGACTTAAGAGGTTCAGGGGCCTTGGACGGGCGCATCAACTCCATCGACTTGACGGGATCGCGAGCCTGCATGGCGGGGATGTTCAGACCGGCGGGACGACCCATCGAGCCGTACATCTGCTGCTGCATGGCGAGGACACGGTTCAGATCCATAGGACCGCCATCGGCCATGCGAGGAACAACCCCGCCAGAGGCGAATGGCATCCCGCTGTACAGCGACGCAGCCATACGCCCCATCTGCATCAGGTCGCGAACAGTCGGGTCTTGGACGGGGCCTGTAGATCCACCAGCAGGCTTCAGGGAAGCCGGTGTCATCGGCTTGCTGATATCCTCGGGGACGTACTCTTCGCTCGCCTCGGAGTACGGAAGACCACCCTGCGAGTATCCAACCACGCCACCAGAGGCGTACTGAGGAACACCAGCAGGAACATCGGCAGCGTAGTTCAGCGGGCGCACCGTGATCGTCATGGGGGCCAGCGGACGGCTCGGGACGTTGATCTCCCGCATCGTGCTGCTATACGGACCCTTGCGCGCATCGGGATTTCCATACAGGCCAACATGACCATATGGATACATCTCGCGGTGCATGGTGAGCATCCGCCGGATGTCATCGATGCCCCCGCCGCGCGCGAAGCCAAGCCCCGCCATGTCGGGAGTGACTGCGCCACCCTCAGACGAAGGCGCGAGACCGCCACCATAAGCCTTCTTGTGGCGAGCGGCGTCATCTGTCGCAGCCCGGTAGTCCACGGTCTTGTACCCGCCAGCGAGGCCCACAGCGTCCGGGTGATGCTTCTCGACCTCATCGGCCATGAGACCGATATGCGTCCTGCCATCCGCCATCGTGTAGCGGTAGAGCTTCTGCCCGTCCTTGAGCTTGCCGATCTCCTCGACATTGTCCTTGAGGCGACGATCCGAGAAGAAGCTCGACGGCTGCTGGGTTGTTGTGGTGCTTCCAGAAAGCGCACCAGTACCCATCGCGATGTTCGCGAGGAACTGCGCGATTTGGAACGGGTAGCCCTGCTCCTGAAGGAACTGGTTGTAGCGAGCGGTGAGATCAGCCTGCTGCGTCTGCTGCTCTGCCGTGCCAGCCGCAAGCTGCGCTTGTGCGCCCTGTAGAGCAGCCTGCTGCGCCCCCGTGCCAAGACCAGCAATCTGCTGCCCAGCAGTCATCTGGCGCGCGAGATCCTGCGCCACGACACCCTGCTGCCCCGCAGCGGTCTGCACAGCCTGCCCATAGCCCTGAGCGTAGATCGGAGCCATAGCCTGAGCCATGCCAAGCTGCTGCTGACGCGCGAGGTTCGCGGCCACAAGCCCAGCACGATCTCCACCGAATGCACCAGACCTGATGGCATTCGCTGTCTGCCCCATCATCTCTTCCTGCTGCTGCTGACGCAGAGCCTGATAGGTCGGACGAGCGACGGACTCGATGTACGGGTTCTCGTAGTAGGCAATCTGACCCTGCGTCAGGGGGCCAACGTTCTGCGCCCCTGCGAGCGTCATGCCCGCGCCAGCACCATAGAAAGGCTGCGCGAGGTTGGCGGCTGCACTCGTACCGTAGATGCCTGCCTGCTGCGTTCCCGTAAGGGGCGCGACGAAGTCACCTGTGTATCGCTGAAATGGGGTCTGGGCGACCTGCTCTGCCCGCGCATTGACTGCGTTGTATCGAGCCAGAACTTCCGGCGGAATCGATACCTGCTGGGTAGATGTCGAGGTCTTTCCGCTGCCCATCTTAGTGTTCCTTTGCTCCTGTTACCGCACCGTACAGGAAAAACGCCCCGCTGGGCTTGCCGAACTGTCGCTCATAGAGACGAACCTTCGCCTCCGTCCGGTTGTTCGACAATACACCAATGATCAGAGGAATACCCAGAGCATCGGCAACGGATTTGCTGAATTCGCAAAGCCGCCGCGCGCGACCACCCTTTGCATTTCGGTAGTCTGGGTGAATGAAGATTGCCTTCTCCTCCAGAACTTCTCGATCACTATACCACATGTTTCCGACGCGAAGCAAAACAGCACCCTCGGGCTTCCTGCTTTCGCCAATCACCCCGACAATGCCCCGATCCTTGTTCAGGGCAGGCCAGATTTCCGCGAGAAGCTTGTGCGGATTCGGCTCCACAAAGCCGTTTTCGTCGCAAGCAGCCAGCGCCAGATCCATGATGTCGTGAACATCTTCCGGTGTCCCTACCCTGACCTTGATATCCTGCATGTTACCTCAATCCTTCTTAGGACCGGGGAGAGATTTCAACGTAGCGACAGTCTTGGCGCGCATCTTCTTGACGAAGCTATCCAAGACCTTATGCCCAGCATCCATGTTGCCGCCCCCGATTCGAACAACATCGTCTGGGTGTATCACATACTCCCCGCCAGCAGCCACAATCGGCACCGTCGAGGTCATGCCCATGTCCGCGCCCGGCGCACCAAACTTGCGCGTCGAGAAGATGCTGTTGGCGACCTTGAAGCCCGCCATCGTGTTCCCCTCGCCCATAGCCGAGATGATGTCGGCAGGGATCACATAGGCCCCGGACGGAACATGCATCGGCAGATGGTCCGTGCGGCCTGCAACCGCGCTATGGATCGGCCCCGTGTGGACACGCTCACCGGCAGGCTGCGGAGGAGCCATCAAAGGACCACCCTCTGCGCGCGCCTTCCTAGCGGTGCTGAGAGCGATGGCGATAGCCTGCTTCTGCGGACGTCCCGTGGACACAAGCTCGCTGATGTTCTTGCTGATGACCTTCTGAGACTTTCCCTTGGCGAGCGGCATGGCATCATCCCACGAAGTAGGTCACGTTGATCGACTGCCCGGTTCCGGGCGAGATCACCAGACCAGAGTTGAAGACCTGACCGAGAGGGTACATCCCAACCGTATTCGGGACCGAGAAAAGCTCGTTGGCCGCAGCCGCGCCAGCAACGGTCGAGGAGTTGTGAATCGATCCCACCGCAGACCCAGCCACGACAACGCACACGTTCACCAGATAGCCCGCCTTGGCAATGACTAGAGTGTCAGTCGTGACGGTCTGCGATGTCGCATTTCCCTGAGCGCGCGTGAGGGCAAGCCCGGTGTTGCTGAGTGCAACAACACCGTTCTTCTGGGTAGTGAGGATGTCAGCAAGGCTAGCCATTAGAACCTGCCATCCTGCTGGAGCCTGTATCGGATATTTCCAAGTCGCCAAAATGTACCAATGTCGCTGCTCTCAATCTTGATCGAGACAAGGCGACCCCGAAACCTAGGGGTAATGAATGTTGTGTTCTGTGTCATTGTGTATGGCCCGTATTGAATTGGAGTCTGACCAGCATAATCAGTAACGTAGAAAGTAATGTTGACGTTTGCGTCCTGAGTTCCTCCGTAGTAGCCCCACTTCATGTCGGGCCAGATTTGATCAATGAACATTTTAACATCAGCTTCCGTCATGGCGAAATAGCCAGTTTGGAAGGAAGAAACCATCGGAGAGCCATCGGCATCTGTCGATGTTTCATGCTGGTAGATGTACTGATTAGGAGCGGCACCAATAGGAGGCCCAAGCACGGATTCGTTGATCCATGCGGTCCGAGCAAGCTCTCCAAAGTCCCATTGATCAAGGATGGTGTTGTACTTGACGTAATGACTAACTTCGCCGCCATTGCTGCTGGTTGGATAGTACCAAGTGATTTCACCAAACCGGCTATTTGGTGCGATGCGAATCTTGTCTAGGTTGCTTGTATCTAGATCCTGAAAGATAACATCCCAGACAGGGCAACGGATCGGCTCAACACCATTCCCAGCCAGACGGAAGAACTGACTCTGGCCCATCCAGTAGACGATCCCGTTCATGGAACCAGCAGCCTTGCGACCGATCAGACCGCAGCCCGTGCCAAGCTCGTTGAACTGATAGACATACGGAGGACCGGAGTACTGCATCGCCCAGACGCCAAGATCCGTCCAAATCAATCCCTGCTGCGGACCCTGAATGCATTGAACGATGCGAGATCCTTTGGGAATGCGATAGGAGCCAGCCTGATTGGTGATCAAGGCAATCCATGAATCGTAATCGTTTACATCGCACCAACGTATGAGAAGAGGGTCTCCAATGCCCGTGAATGTAGATCCCCAAGCGATAATTTGTCGCTGCGGCATCGCAACAAACATTCCCGCGTTAACCGGAGGAGCATTTGCAATTGCGATGGCAATCAAATCTCCGCTAGATGGATTCCATTGATAAATTGGTCCATTGAGCGGGCAAGAAATTAGTATTTCACCCCAATTGTCTATTGTCCAATCCACGGCATTTATAGGAGTTCCAAGGTCTGGAGACGGAGCAATACCGCTTCCAAATCCTCCAACACCAAAGCCACCTACACCAAATCCAGATCCACTTGGAACTGGCCCAACTCCATTAAGATATAGAAAATGAACATCGCCGTTATTTTCAAGAGCATTAGCAGTAGACGTTGCCTGCGTACTTGCTGATATTGTAAACACACTACTGCTGGTTACAGAAATTACTGTGTAATTGCCATAAATTGTAACTCCGCCAACAGATGTTGCGACAAGAGCGGTAAACGTACTTCCAGCCACATATCCATGATCCGCAAGAGTCACATCAACAAAATCACTTCCGCTTGTTGTATCATATTCTGGAACCGCCCCGCCATTTGAAACAGTAGATGTGGCAAAGGAAGGGGAGCCAAGAGCATCCCTAGCCTCAATTGTATATGACGTTGAGTTTACCGGAGTAACGGCATATTGACCAAAAAGAATAAGCCCACCAACACTAACTTGAGTTTGTATATTGACTACATCATATGCATCAACCGTAAAGTTTGCATCAATAACCGTAACTGTACTGCTTCCAGATGTTGTGGAAAAGTCAACCGCAGCATCAGATTCCACAGTCTGAGGAGTAATGTCGATCTCAACCCCGCTGTTGATCACCTCAAGTGCTTGACCACCACCAGCGGCAATGCCCTCCGCGCCAATGGCAAGGTACGAATTCGCATTCGTGTCCTCCCATGCCCATAGGCAGCGAACGATGCTGCCGATGGTGTCGGGGAAGAACTTCGTCCACCCGCCAAGCTTCTGAACGAGACCGCCAAGCGTCCGATCAGGAACAAACCTGATCAGTTGGCTTTCGCTGATCGCTGCTTCATTCAGGGCTGGCGTCTTGTTCTGATCGACGCCCGGAAGGAGCTTGAAGGAGGCATGAGGCATGATCAGCCTCGCGTCGGAGTCGCAGTCGCAGACTGAGACTGCGACGACCAAGCCGCAGCCTCAAACTTCTTGCGGTTCTCTTCCGCCATCGCACCCTTCAGAAGAGCCTGATACTGGCTCTCGTAGCTGATAGCCATCTGAGGATCATCATTGGCGCGACCAAAGTTCCTCTGGTATCCAGAGACATAGATCATGCTCGCCATGATCATCAGATCGGGGAGATACAGGCTGATGAATGTGGTTGGATTGCCAGCCGCAAGGCTATTTGGCCTGTAGGTTCCGATGATCTCCACCGTGTAGGCGGCATCTGGATACGGACCAAGCAGGAATGTGTAGTCATCGAACGGACAGAAGTATCGCGGAAGCCCCGTGTTAGATGCAGATCCATAAACGATGTCGAGGAACTCCTTGGTGCATGGGAGCAGGGAGTTCCTAGTGCCAAGGTCTGGATTGCTGGTTCCCGCTGGAGTGATGATATTGATCTGTTCCGGCACGACAAACGTACCTGACGGAACGCTGATCTGCCTACTGCCAACTGTTGTTCCGTAACTTGTGTTGGCAATTGAAGTAAACAGGAAGTCAAGATCGCGATAGATCCTGTTCTCCGCATAGGTGATCATCTGCGGAAGGATCGTCACGAACGCAGGATCAGTCTCCTCGACCACAGCCAAGGTAGCGATCTGCGTCACATACTGAGTGTAGGTAAGGCCGGTTGTCATCTGCGGCTCCGTTTCCCCCTCAGTCTAGCAGCTTCAAGTCTTTGCGGATAGCCTCGTATAAGCTTCCGCAAGCTTCGTGTCATAGGCATTCCGTGC